GGTGTGTCATAATGCAAATAACCTATTTTATAAGAAATAATGATAATGAATATAATGAATTTTGTTCTAAAGCTTCTATAAAGCTAAAAAAAGGAACAAATATTTATTATGGTGGTGTTCAAATTGGAGAACATAATCTTTCTGATGTTGTGGATTTTATTGTCGTAGATTTAGAGCAATTAAATTTTTATGATTGGCTTAGTTCTTTAGGTTATTCTGTTGTTCAAGAACCAATAACGTAATTTTGCAAAAGTCAATACTATTTATAAACAGTTAGTATATGTAGGAGAATATCTATATGAGTTCAATTCTAGAAGAAGCAGTAATACACGCAAATACATTACGTGAGGCAGCAATAAAAAATGCTGAACAAATCGTTATTGAAAAATACTCTGCCGATATAAAGGATGCAGTAGAAAAGCTTCTAGAAGGCACAGAGGAAATAATGGAAAGTGTCCCATTTGCTCATGAAGAACTATTAACAAAAGAAGAAACACAAGAAGAAGTAAAACTTCCACTATCAGACGTGACTGGCAAAGAAGAGTTACAAGAAGAGATTGATATTGATCTTGAACAAATCAAAGCTCTTTTATCTGAATCTGAAGATGAAATTCAACTAGAAGAAGAGAAAGAAGAAGAAACCCAAATGTCACCAGATGGCAACTATGAAGAAGAAATTTATCTAGAAGAAGAAAACGAAGAGGAAGTAACTGATTTTGCTCACACTGCTTATCGCGACGAAGAAGGTCATTTAGAAGAAGCTATTCAATTTGATGATAAAGTCGTTCCAAGAGGTTGGTTAGGCACAACTCATGACGCTTTGGAAGAAGCAGAACTTATTGACGCCGTTTCAAGAATAGCAAAAGAATCAATGAAGAAACTTGAACAAGAAAATAAAAAAGAAAGACAAAAGCTTCAAAAAGAAAATGAAGCACTTAAAGAAAAAACAAATCAACTTGATGAGCACGTACAAAAGCTCACTCAAGCTGTACAATCGCTAAAAGATAAGCTGGTTGAATCAAATGTGACCAACGGCAAACTCTTTTATACGAACTGTGTATTAAAAGACCCCTCGTTGAATGAGCGACAAAAACAAAAGATTGTCGAAAGTCTAGACAATGCACAGTCATTAGAACAAGCTAAAGTAATATATGAGACTCTAAATTCAGTGGGCAGCACCAATGGTAGCGTACAAAAGCCAAAATCTCTGAGTGAGGCAATCAATAGAAATAGCTCTTTAGTTGTAAGTCCACGCAGAGCTGAAGAAAGAAAAGAAGCAGATCCTGTTTCTGATCGTTGGAAGCGTCTAGCGGGAATATAAATTATTTAACTATATCTAGGAGGATATAACATGTCAGGTATTGTAGAAAAACTAACAGAAGGTATCGTTAGTCGTGATCTACAAAAGGAAGGCGCTGCTCTACTAAATAAATGGAGCCGCACAGGTCTTTTGGAAGGTATCGAAAACGATTTCACAAAAAATTCAATGGCAGTCTTATTGGAAAACCAAGCAAAAGAACTACTACGTGAGTCCAGCACAATGGCTGGTGGCGACGTAGAAGGTTTCGCCGCTGTAGCATTCCCAATCGTAAGAAGAGTATTCGGTCAATTGATCGCTAATGAGATTGTATCTGTACAACCCATGAGCCTTCCATCAGGTCTAATCTTCTTCCTCGATTTTACCTTTGGTAACGATCACCCAGCAGCAGCTAACACCGTAGGTGAATCACTATATGGTGGTAATGCAGTTGGTCGTCAAATCACTGGCGGTGTAAACCTCGGCACAACAGCACTACCACAATATGCTGAAAAAAGCTTCTATGCTCTAAACCAAGGTTATGCTTCTCCTTTGAAGCAAATCTCAACCGCGATAACACCAGTAGCTTCTGGTACAGTAGGCGGCACATGGAGCGGTACAGCTTTATATACGGCATATGGCGATAGATTAGTGCAATACGATCCAGATTTATCTGGTTCTATCGTAGCCGTAGGCACAGTAGCTAAGTCTGCATTTACTAACCTAAATCAAACAGACCTAATCACAATTGCTATCACTTCCTCGCTAGGCGCAGCAGGTGGTAAGCAAGTTCGTCGCTTGACTGTAACCGATCCAACCGACTCTACTAAGTACTTAATCGTAACAGTGGCAACGGGTTCTGAAACTGCTAATAATCTAGGCAGTGCAATCAATACAACTCACGGCTTCAACTATGCAGCCGCTGATGTATTTGCTGCCGACAGCCTTGCAACAGGTGGTGTAGTAGGTTCTGCCGATTGGTTATTAGAGTCTGATCTAACAACCGTAAGCGGCAACTTTGGTGACGTACTCGGTAAGATTCCTGAAATCGACATTCGTGTTGACTCAGTAGCCGTAACCGCCGTAACCAAGAAACTACGCGCCAAGTGGTCCCCAGAACTAGGTCAAGACCTCAATGCTTATCACAACCTCGATGCAGAAGTAGAGTTAACCTCTATTCTATCTGAGCAAATCGCTCTAGAAATCGATCGTGAAGTATTAGGCGATCTAGTAAAGGGTGCAACTGCTGCAACTCTATACTGGTCACGTCGTCCCGGCAAGTTCCTAAACAGAACAACCGGCGGCACAGTATCTGGTGCAAGCTTCACTGGTAACGTATCCATGTGGTATGAGACACTCATTGAAACAATCAATGACGTATCTGCTCAGATTCACCGCAAGGTTCGTCGTGGTGGTGCAAACTTCCTAGTTTGCTCACCAGAAGTAGCTAACTTACTAGAGTTCACCGCAGGCTTCAAGGCTAGCGTACTAGCTGACGAAACCAAGGGTGGCATGGCTGGCGTAGTTAAGGTCGGTAACGTATCCAAGAAATGGGATGTGTTCGTAGATCCTTACTTCCCACGTCAAGTAATCCTAGTTGGTCGTAGAGGCAATAGCTTCCTCGAAAGCGGCTATGTCTATGCCCCATACGTACCTCTACAAGTTACACCAACCATTTTCGGTACCGAAGATTTCGCTCCTCGTAAGGGCGTAATGACTCGCTATGCCAAGAAGATGGTGCGCCCCGATATGTACGGGCTTGTAATCGTAGAAGATCTACTCGGTTAGTCTGAGTAGTTAGGCAAGTGGATGAGGCTCTGAGGGAAACTTCAGAGCCTTATTCATTTTTATAGCACTATAAACTATTTATTGTGAGGGTCTTATATATGTCAAATGTTCAAGCATTAACACCATCCAGTACAACGAGTTACGTTGTATTATCATCTTCTATAAACTTAACTACAACAGGCGATGTAATAACTTCTAATCTACCATTTAATGTTTATGGAACTGGTGGTCCTCTTTATTCGCCTTATTTTTTATCAGGCGCAGCAGAACAAGTAGCATTTACATATAAAAAACTTGGCGGTGACATATTAGATATTGAGTTAACAAATGGTAATGTTTATGCAGCTTATGAAGAAGCGACATTGGAATATTGCTATATTATCAATATGCACCAAGCAAAGAACTCTCTTTCAAATATATTAGGCAATACAACTGGTACCTTTAACGACAAGGGTGAATTAATAAACGGCACAAATGCTGGATTAAAATATCCAAAGTTTAGAGTTGAATATTCAAAGAAGATTGCACAAGGGCTTTCAGAGGAAGCTGGTTTTGGTGGTTATTCGACATTATATTCCGCCTCTATTAATATTATTGATGGCGTTCAAGATTATGATATTCAGACAGTTTTATCAAGCAATATTGCAGCGAATCCATCTGAATCATATGCGGCGGCTTTAGGTCCAAACTTTGACAAAAGAGTAAGAATCAGAAATGTATATTATATTTCACCTAGAGCAATCTGGAGATTCTTTGGATATTATGGCGGCTTGAACGTTGTTGGTAACTTATCAAACTATGGTCAATATACTGATGCCTCAACGTTTGAAGTTGTTCCCACTTGGCAGAATAAACTTCAATCTATGATGTATGAAGATTCAATCAAAACCAGAGTGTCAAACTTCTCTTATGAAATCATAAATAATAAAATCCGTATTTATCCACCTCCTATTTCATTTGGCGGTTTAGAAACAAAATACTGGTTTAGATTTACCATTGATTCAACCGACGCCACATCAGATACAGATACCGCTTCACAAAGCAATATAAATGGCGTCAATAATGTTAATACGTTGCCATTCTCAAATATCCCATACGAGAATATTAATAGTATGGGCAAGCAATGGATTCGTAGATTCGCTTTGGCTTTGGCAAAAGAAATGCTAGGTCAAGTTCGTGGTAAGTTTGGTAATGCCATTCCTATCCCCGGTGATACTGTAAACCTGAATGCAAACGATTTATTAAGTCAAGCAAAAGACGAGCAAACTAGATTAAGAGAAGAACTACTAAAGATGCTTGATGATTTGACATATGAGAAGTTAGGTGAATCCGAGAAGAATAAAGTTGCAAATGCAACAGATACTTATAAAAATATTCCAGCAGGCATAATGGTTGGATAAGGAAATAATATATGGCTTCCAATAGATGGTCAAGACCTACAAATCCACCGCCTCCTTTGTTCACAGGAAAAAAGGAAAGGGATTTTGTTAAGCAAGTTAACGATGAAATAATCGAAGGTGTCGTAGGGCAAACTCTGCTTTATTATCCAATTTCTATTGAACATACTAACTTTCATTCATTATATGGCGAAGCCATTGAAAAGACATTTTTACCACCTGTAAGAGTATATGCAAGAGTGGTTTGGGAAGGTTATACAACTCAAACAACAAATCTTGGTGTTGATAGAAAATCAACCATATTGGTTCACTTCCATAAAAGAAGATTAACCGCAGATCAAGATATGTTTGTAAGAGAAGGAGATTTTGTTCTTTATGGCGATCAATATTATGAAATTGTTCAATTAAATGAACCAAAGCAATTATTCGGACAGATTGATCAAAAATTTGAAATAGAAGCTAAATGCATCAAGTCAAGAAAGGGACTATTCAATGCCCAATAATACTGAGAAATATATATTACCTTCGACTCTTGAAAATATTGATGCTGCGCTTTATGAGTGGGTTAATGAAACCTTGAATATCCATACCACTTCAAATAACGGTTGGAATAAAGTCCCAGTTATTTGGGGTAATGCAGAAAGAGCATTTATGGTTAAAAACTATAAAGATAGAAGAGATGACGAAGGAACATTGGTATATCCATTAATAACAGTAGAAAGAACTTCAGTTGAGAAGAACTTATCAAAGAAGGGTTCCTTTGGTGTTAACTTATTTAGAAATTCCGATGTAAAAGGTGGAGTTATAGCAATAGCTCGCCAAATTCAACCGGAAAAAACAAAAGAATTCGTAAATGCAGACACACTAAGAATAACAGGACAAAGCAATTTTCCGAGCCAGCAAAGAACAAACACTGCGGTATATGAAATACTATATACGCCATA